ACGGCATGGATTTCGGCTGGGATCACCCGCAGGCTCAGATACAGTTAGTTATTGACATGGATAACGAAGCGTATTACGTAACACGATCATGGAAACAATCTAAAGTTTCACCGAATGAAGCTTGGGGCGCAGTAAATTCATGGGCAAAAGATGTGCCTACTGCTTGGCCGCTCGATGGACTGCAGACTGAAAAAGGGTCTGGACAGCAGCAGAAGGCGTATTACACAAATGCAGGGTTCCAATTATGCGGAGAATATGCAACATGGCCTGATGGCTCTAACGGCGTAGAGGCTGGGCTGTATGAGATAAGGGACTTGATGCAAAAAGGTAAATTCAAGGTTTTTGCAGGTCTGCGTGAATGGTTCGAAGAATTTAACCAGTACCATCGCGACGATAAAGGGCGCATTGTTAAGACGCGTGACGATTTGCTTGACGCAACGAGATACGCCTACATGATGCGCAGGTTTGCAATTCCATACGGAGACGTAGGAAAACAGAAAAACACAGAAGTGGTAATGATGCCTATTTCATCGCATTGGTGATAATATTCTGATAGATTTTATCTATGAGGTTAATCATGGCGATTAAAAAAGAAACTGACGAAGAATTGCACGATCGGTTGAATCGGGAATTCACGCTGATCTATTCTGCGCAGATGGATGGGCGTGTTCAGTGCATCGAAGACCGGAGATTCGTATTCATCAACGGCGGCATGTGGGAAGGCTCGCTCTACGATCAGTTTGAGAATCGCCCTCGGTTTGAAATCAATAAAGTTCTGATGGGGTTACGTCGGATTGAATCTGAGTATCGCAACAATCGAATCCAGATCAATTTCAGACCTGAGCGTGGCGACGATGACAACGACGAAGACATGGCTAACACCCTGGAAGGGTTATTCCGTGCGAATGAGCAGGAGTCGAACGCTGAAGAAGCTTATGATAACTGTTTCAAAGAGGGCGTAGCTGGTGGTATAGGTGCGTGGCGTTTGCGCGTTGACTATGTAGACGAACTATCAGATCAGGATGACGACGATAAATGTATCAAGATTGAGCCTATTTTTGACGCTGATCAATCTGTCTATTGGGATTTAGACGCAAAGCGGTACGACAAAAAAGACGCGAAGTTGTGTTATGTCGTTCATTCAATGACGCCTGAATCATATAAGAAAAAATACGGGCATGACCCTGCATCGTTTAATTCAATCAATCGCACGATCGTATTTGATTGGTTCCAGCCAAAGGTTGTTTACGTCGCCGAGGTGTACGAAATAACTGCAGAGCCTGTAGAGGTAGCAGAGTATCGAAGCATTATTACCGGCGAAGAAATGTATTTTGATGCATCTGAAGTCACAGATGAAATGATAGCTGACATCAATGCAAAAGGGTTTCAATTCCAAGAGTCAAAACGTGTCAAGCGTCGCAAATGTACTAAGCATGTGATGGATGGTGCGCAAATGCTTGATCCGCCGATCGAGATACCGGGAGGCCAAATCCCAATCATCATGTTCTATGGTAATCGGGATTTCATTGATAACATAGAACGAACATCAGGTTATGTTCGTCCGACAAAAGACGCACAACGTTTGTACAACATGCAAGTCTCAATGCTTGCTGAGACTGCTGCATTCTCTCCTATTCAAAAGCCAATTGTTGACCCTGAGCAGATTAAAGGGCTTGAGCAGTTCTGGGCTGAAGACAACCTGAAGCGATATCCTTATCTTCCATTACGCGCATTGCGAGATGCAGCTGGAAACATTGTTGCAAATGGTGTCGGCTCATATACTAAGGCACCTGATCTGCCTCCAGCGCTTCAAGGCATTATCCAATTAATGGATTCCGACCTGAAAGAAGTCACAGGCAGCGCAGAGCAAGCAGAAAAGATGGTTTCGAACGTATCGGCCGATGCAATTAGCCTGATACAGTCTCAAGTAGGCATGGTTTCGTTTGTCTATATCGACAACATGGCTAAATCAATGCGCCGATCTGCTGAAATATGGCATGGCATGGCAAAAGAAGTCTATAAGCCCGGAGAATATCGCGTTGTCAACAAAGACGGGTCTGAAGCATCGACAGAATTAATGTATGACGATTTGGATGAAAAAGACGGGACACTGAAAATATTCAATGACATCACTAAAGGCAAATTCAAGGTGACCGCTGATGTTGGTCCATCGTTTGCATCTAAGCGCGATCAGACAGTTAAATCGTTGGTCAATCTGCTTAATGTCGTGACGATTAACTCTCCTTATGCTCCTGCTTTGATGGGCATGATCTTCTCGAATATGGACGGCGAGGGGCTAGAGGATGTAAAGAAATATGCACGTCAGCAAATGCTGCAGCAGGGAATCGTCGAGCCAGAGGGTGAGGAAGAAGAGCAGTACATGGAAAAACTGAAGGCGCAAGCTCAGAATCAACCTGCTGACCCTAACACGATCTATCTGCAAGCAGCAGCACAAGAAGCTCAGGCGAAGGCTGAGAAAGCGCAATCGGATACCGTTAAAGTCATGGCGGATGCTGAGAGAACAAAGGCGGAAACTGCCAAGATTCTTAGCGAACTGGATCAGGCTGCAATGGATCGGATTTTACAGGTAGCAAATGCGTTACGTGAGTCTGAAAAGCATCAGGTAGAAATGAGTCAAGCAGCTCAACAATATCAGCAAATGCCTGAGCAAACTACGCCTCCGGAATCCGAAAATACACAAAATCAATCAAATGTAGAATATACATAATTAAAAACTATTTGACTTTTAAAAAAAGTGTATAATTAAATCAGGCAACCGTGAGCCTATCACGAGATTAAAGGGGTTTTAAATTGGATACAGATCAAGAATTGGTAGTAGATCAAAACGAAAATCAGCCGGGATCTGACGAAGTACAGGAAGAGCAGCAACAAGTTAAGACTGAAGAAGATGGCGAAATTGAAGTCAAGATCGGGGATTCACCATCCGTTGATGAAGATGTAGACCAAGAAGGCGACAGTGAGGCTATTCGTAATTTACGTGCTGCCAATCGTGAACGTGCTAAACGTGAGCGGGAGGCGGTGCGGAAGGCAAAAGAACTTGAGCAAGAACTGCAGAAGTTAAAAACAGAAGCAGTTTCAGTAGTAAAGGCTCCCGGACAAAAGCCGCAGCTTTCTGATTTTGACTACGACGCAGATCAGTATGAGGCATCACTGACATCGTGGTTTGATACAAAGCGTAAATATGAAGAGCATCAAGCGAAAGAACAGCAAAAGCAACAGCAAGCTCAAAATCAATACCAGGAGCGTTTGACTGGTTATAAATCAAGCGCAGAAACATTGAAAACTAAGGCGCGAGATTATCAAGAAGCTGAAGATGAAGTGGTTTCTACTCTGAGTGTTGAACAGCAGAACATTCTGTTGTTGTATGGTGATAAACCTGAATTGACTGTTTATGGGCTTGGTAAAAATCGCACTGAATTGGAACGTATCGCCAAAATTAAAGACCCTTTGTTATTTGCAAAAGAATTGGGGCGGCTTGAATCGTCTCGAAACGTAACAAATAAACAGAAGTCTCCTGTTCAGGTAGAAAAGCCTGTTACTGGTGGCGCATCTCAAACAATCTCTAACAAACTTCTTGAGAATGCGTTAGAGAAAGCGCAGCAATCGGGCAATATGGATGAATACCGCCGCCTGAAGAAAACGCAAGCTAAATAAAGGATAAATCATGGCTAATAGCTTAACCCGTGACCTACAGATCTATTTTGATAAAGTCTTGGACTCTTTCGAATTGAACGCTGTAGTGTCTAAAGAGGCAGATCGCTTCGTCCCAGATAGCACTGAAATGCAGCGTGCTGGTGATACTTATTACCGTCCAATGCCGTACATGCTTGACGCTGTACAAGGCCTGGACTTGACTGCTGCTACTGCAAATGATCTGATCCAGATGCAGGTTCCTGCGACCATTTCCCAGTTGCCTAACGTGATCTGGAATCTGGACGCAAAAGAAATGCGCGATGAATGGCACATGGATCAAGCCGCTAAAGCTGCGGGTCGCCGTCTCGTTTCTGAGGTCGATACTTTTTCCAGCAGTCTGATTTCTACGCAAGGTTCGCTGGTCGTTAAGCAGACTGGCGCAATGGCTTGGGATTCTATTGCTACGGCAGAACGTATCATGCTGGAGCAAGGTGTTGGCGCTAACTATAGCCGTTCCAGCTTCCTGAATCCGAAAGACTACTTGCCTGTTGCTAAAGAGCTGGGTTTCCGTCAGTTCATGCAGGGTAACAACCCGACTCAAGCAGCGTATGAAAAGTCTCAATTGCCGGACGTTGCAGGCTTCCGTACGTTCCGCACCGAACAAGCCTTGACAATTGTGGCTAACGCGAATACTGGTATTGCAACTGGTGCTTCACCGCAGTCTTATACTCCGATCTCGACCTATACAACTGGCTCTCAGCTGAATCAACCAGCAGACAATCGCTTCATGACTCTGGTTCTGGCAACTGGCTCCGGCGCAAAAGTAAAAGCAGGCGATGCGATTACAATTGCTGGCGTGAACTCTGTGCATCAAATCACCAAAACAGATACAGGCAGCCTGAAAACCTTCCGTGTTATCTCTGTGACTGGTGACAATGCAGTGATTACTCCACCTGTAATTGCAACTGGACCATACCGCAACGTGACCGATGCTGCTGCTGCTGGTGCTGCGATTACTCCGCTGAATACAGCGACAAGTCAGGCTAATCCGTTCTGGCGTGAGGGTGCGCTGGAAATTATCGCTGGCAAGCTGGCTGTACCGACTAACCAAGGTGTTCAAGTGATGAGCGGCACGACTGAGCAAGGTATCCCGATCATTATGATGTACAAGTTTGATCCGGTTACAGCAAAAACTTACGTTCGTTTCAATTCCTTCTTCGGTGCGGTTGTGAAGAATACTGAAATGTGCGGTATCATTTTGGCGAACCAAACCTAAGCTGATTATCAACCAACAAGAGGGCTTTATGCCCCTTTTTTTCATAAGAGGACATTATGATCATGCTGTATAAAGATGGGTCACAATTTGTGATCGATGGTATAAAATGCGATTACAAGGTTTTTGATTTTGATGCTGTTGATGATGCTAAATCTGATGGTTGGAAAACGCACGAAGAATTTTTTAATCCATCAGAAGAAGAAAAGAAGCAGCGCGGACGGCCAAGAAAGGCGGTAAGTGATGCCAACGAAAAAGAGCCTGATTGATCGGGCATTTTCAAATATCGGGATTGCTTCATACACGTTTGATATTTCGCCAGACGAGTATCAGGATGCCCTGACTCGGCTTGATGACATGATGGCAGAGTGGGACGGTATAGGCATTCGGCTTGGTTATGTATTACCAGCGAATGAGGTTCCTTCTGACCCTGCTGACGAGTCTGGAGTGGCTGATTATACGGTCACTGCAATATCATCGAATCTTGCTATCCGTATCGCACCAATGTTCGGAAAGACAGTCAGTCCTGATGTTTATAAGATGGCGGCAAAAGGGTATGACAATATGCTGATATCAACATTCAGCCCAGTCCCAATGAAATATCCTAATACGATGCCGCTTGGTCAAGGGTATAAATCACGGTATCTTTACAATCGGTTTTATCATGATAATGATGTGGATGCGATCAAACTTGAAAACGATGGCAATCTGGAATAATTAAGCCCCTTTCGGGGCTTTTTTTATGCTCTGTACCAAGCGAGATTTCGTAAAGAAAAGATATATCGATCGTGGTTATTCGCTGGCATAGTGCTTGTGGATGCGACCTTTAAAGTATTTCCAGCGCCTGGATTAACAGTCAATGCTGTAATAGTAGATGAACTCATAATTAGTAATTCTTGCCCGTCAACAGTACAGGGCGGAAGATTGATTGTAAAAGATGCGATCGTGCCAGATGGATCAAGAAAAACGTAAATGATGCCCGTATCAAGTGTAATCGATGAGCCTGATTGCGGCACAAAATTGAGCGTTTTTATTCCTGACGAATTCGCATTGACGTAATCTGCTATTTGTTGAACGGTAGCAGCGCGTGTTCTGTTAGTCGTGACATCATTAAGAGGAATTGTATCTGCGCCACTGACGACAGAAACAAGGGTTAAATCACGGATGTTTGTTGACATGTTTTTCTCGCTTATGGTTTAGATAATTTAGTAATTGTAATGACAATGCCACCGTCTCCAGTGATGCGAGACCACCCAACAGAATACATGCTACCTCCGTAATATGGGTTTTGAAATGATTAAAACTGGCACTTGATTCAATTATAGAATACTATTACATAAACCATGTCAATAGTGTTTTCAATAAAATGCAAATACCGATTTTGAACGGCGTATATTCCAGCAATATCGCAGATTATCGTACGTCATTCCCCACAAACATGATGCCAGTTCCTAAAAAAACAGGCATCAGTGATGGGTATTTGCGCACTGCTCCTGGGCTTGAATTGTTTTGTCAAGGAGCCGGAATAGACAGGGGTGGCATCAACTGGAATAATGAACTCTATCGAGTCTCAGGTAATTCATTGATTAAAGTCTCAAGGGACGGGACATATACCAATCTTGGGACTATTGACGGATACCGCCAATGCACAATGGTTTATTCGTTTGATGACCTTGGCATCTGCACGTATGAGGCAGCATACCTTTACAACCCTGTAAAAGGGCTGAGAAAAATTACTGATCCTGATCTTGGTATTGTGTTCGATTCTGTTTGGATAGATGGTTATTGGATTTATACAGATGGTGAGTTTCTTATTCAGTCTGAGTTAAATGACCCTATGTCGTTTGTCACGACTAAATACGGCTCCTCTGAGGCTGACCCTGACCCTATTCGGGCTGTGGCTAAGCTACGCAATGAACTGTACGCAATCAACCGATACACGACTGAGATATTTCAGAACGTTGGCGGTAATAATTTTGCATTCCAGCGTGTAAATGGCGCTGTCGTTCAAGTTGGCTGCGTAGGGCCGCGCTCAAAAGAATACATCGGCGACGGTGTTATTTTTGTTGGTAGCGGAAGGAATGAGCCTCCTGCTGTCTATTACATTGAGGGCGCACAATCTGTAAAAGTTTCTACCCGTGAGATTGATATTATTCTCGCAAAATATACTGAGCAGCAGTTGAATGATTCTACCAATCTGGACGTTATACAGATTTATTCCCATGAATTTATGGTGATCTATCTGCCAGATCATACGATTGTATGGGATAAAGCAGCATCAGAGGCAACTCAGCAGCCTGTGTGGTTTTTCCTCAGTTCTCAAGTAGATGCGTCCATGCCGTTTCGTGGACAAAATGCCGTTTGGTGTTACGAAAAATGGCTATTTGGCGATGCTCGCGATGGAAGAATTGGAGATTGGAATTTTGGAATAGCTACTCAATACGGCGAGGATGTTGGCTGGCGATTTGACACGCAGCTTTTGTTCAACGAGACGAAAGGTTTCATTGTTCACTCAATGGAACTAACCGGACTTCCGGGAAAAGGACAGCTAGGAAAAGACCCACAGATTTTCGCATCATATACAAAAGACGGTGTAACTTGGTCAGACGAAAAACTTCACGCGGCAGGAAAACAAGGTGAATATCAAAAACGTATTGTCTGGCGGCGTTGCGGTGTGTCGCGTCAATATAGAGGGATTCGTTTTAGATCGGCGAACTCCAATCCGATTGCGTTTGCTCGATTAGATTTAGAGATTGAGGCGCTAAATGCCTGATATCAGCTTGTACACAAAATACGTGGCAAGAAACAAGCTTTCAAAGCTAGTTGATAACGATCACGAAATGGTGAAATATTTTGAAAATATCTTTAAGGATATTACTCAAACTCTGCCAAATTACACTGCATCAATCGAGGAAATCGCATCAGCAGCAGCAGCTCAAGCAGTTCAAGTCTCTGCATTGTCGGATGAAGTGGAAAACATTCGCTCTCAGTTACAAAATCAAACTGCTTCCGCAGAAGACATAATCCAATTGCAAAGCCAATTAAACGGCGTTTTAAGCGATTTTCAGGATAAGCTGGATATTGTAGAGAACTCGCTTGCAAATGCTCAAGCAAGGGCGATTCAGTTGGATGAATTCCCTGTTTCTGGCAGTGTTGCTTTAGTGGCTGGCGTTGCTACGGTAAATTATCCGGTAACTGCATCAACGAGGATATTTTTGACGTCTCAGGATGACGGCGGAACTGTAGGTTTTCTGAGGATTAGCTCAAGGGCAGTCGGAACAAGTTTTACCATATCGTCAAGTGAGCCGCTGGATACGTCCACGGTGGGATATTTAATAATGAAATGAGGTAATCATGGCAGCAGCACAAACTAAGCTTTTATTCCCTACAGCGCAGATGACTGCAAGCACTGCGACTTATTACACGGTAGGCGCAAACACTAATACGGTGATTGATTCGGCTATTGCATCAAATGGAACCGGAACTAATCGCACGATTACGGTTTATCTTGTCCCGTCTGGTGGAACTGCTGACGCGACTAATATCGTTATCCCGTCTACTGTTGTCCCGGCTAATAGCGACATTACGCTGAATCGTTTGATTCTTCAGGCTCTGTCAGTCGGCGCAACATTACAAGCAAAATCAGATGCGGCATCCGCTGTAAATCTTCGCGTGTCTGGACGTGAGCAAACAACATAGTTAAAAACTATTACAATTTAACTTTTAATAGTATTATGTGATTATGAAGAAAATAGATAGCCAAGAAGCAGCAATCAGACTTTCTGAGTATCTGAGTGAGCGTGGAAATTTTACGCCAGAACAGATCAAAGAATCTTTGAAGGATTGGGAGTTTATTGATTGCGGTGGCGCGGTTGTCATGATTAAAGAAAACGAAATACATGTTGCTGCACCAAAGAACAAACATGGCAAATGGATTCTAAAAGGCGACTTGTATCAAGTAATTGGCGGGATGATTCGGAAATTTGGATTGATTGTCACTACCGTATCAGACGACAACTGGCGCGGGAAACAATTTGTTGAGCGGCTTGGTTTTGAATTGATTAACGGTCGCTATGAAATGAGAGAGTTTAAATATGGCACGTTATAACGCTGCATCATTTGAATTACCTATTGGATATTCAGAACAAATAGTAAAAGGTAATAAGCGAAAATTATATGACCCTGTCTCTGCATTGGTCATGGGCGGGACGCAGCTTATCGGCGGGATGATGGGCGCAGATGCTCAAAAATCAGCCGGGGAAGACGCTGCAAATGCGCAATTCCGAGCATCTCAAATGGGGATTGAAGAACAGCGTCGGCAGTTCGATACACTCCAGAAATTGTTAGCGCCTTATGTTCAAGCTGGTACTGGCGCATTATCAGGACAGCAGGCCTTGCTTGGCCTTTCCGGTACCGATGCGCAACAACAAGCAATAGCGGGTATTCAAAATTCACCACAGTTTTCAGCACTGCAGCAGACTGGCACTAATTCAATTCTACAAAACGCTTCTGCTACTGGCGGTCTTCGCGGCGGTAATACTCAAGCTGCGCTTGCGCAGTTTTCACCTCAACTTTTGAGCCAATTGATTGACCAACAATACTCTCGATTGGGCGGGCTAACTTCATTGGGGCAGAATGCCGCTGCTGGCACTGGTAATGCTGGCATGGCTACTGGGAATAACATTGCCAATCTTTTAGGTCAGCAAGGATCAGCGCAAGCTGGTGCAGCACTTAATGCTGGAAATGCTCAGGCAGGACTATATCGTGGCATTGGAAGTTTGGCGGGAAATCTGATGGGATATAGTGGTTTTGGTGGTGGATTCAGCGGAGGTGGCTTTGGTAAAGGCGGCGTAGATTACAGTAAATTATCTGATCTGATAGCTGGGGGCTAACATGGCTGATCCATACAACTATTCACAACAATTTCAAGGCCAAGATTTTGGGCAATCGCTCATGCAAGGTTTTCAAACTGGAATGGGATTGCGTGAGCAACAAGCGCAAAACGACATAAATCGTCAAATATTGCAGCAGAAACTAGCTGCTCAACAGCAAGCGATGGAGCAAGCACAATTTCAGCAAAAAACACTTACCGACTTTGCTCAGATAAAAAATCCGACAAGTACAGATTATGCAAAATTGATGACTGCATTGCCGCAACAATCTGAGCATTTAAAACGCGCATGGGAAGTATTAGATCCTGCACAAAAAGAAGCAAAGTTTAGCCAGACTGCACAAGTTTTTACTGCGTTGAAAAATGGTAATACTGATGTTGCAAAAAGCATCTTGACTAAACAAGCAGAGGAATATGAGAAAGCAGGTCAGCCAGATCAAGCCCAAGCATTACGCACGATTAATGACACGATAGACATTAACCCAAAAGGTGCAGCTGATTTTGCTTACGTGAATATGCATGCTGCCGATCAAAAACGCGCTACTGAATTAGTGGATAGCTTGGGTAAATTAGGCAAGCAGCCATATGAGCAAAGTAAAGCTCAGTCGGAAGCAATTATCGAGGAGACTAAGGCGGGTGCTGCTCAAACTACTACTCAACAGGGAATTGAAAAAACAGCAGCCGATATTGAGGCAACAAAACAGTCAACAAGGATTGCTGCCATGGACGCTCAGTTGCGCAAAGCAAAAGGACTACTTGATATTGAGCAAAACCCACTTGAGCGTCAAAAGCTTCAGTTGCAAGTTCAGGAATTAGAATCAAAAATTGGCGATGAAAACCGTAATAAAGTCGCTACTGCTGTTGGCATCTTAGACTCATTCCAAAATACAGGTTCAACGATTGATAAATTGCTGAATCATGAAGGTTTTAAAAATCTGTCTGGCGTATTAGGCGGAAAACATATTCCTGGAAGCTCCGGCGCGGACGCTCAAGCCTTGCTTGACACTGTGAAATCTCAATCATTTATCAGCTCTTTGCAAAATGCAAAGGCAGGTGGCGCGGCATTTGGTGCATTGACTGAGGGAGAAGGAAAACGTATTGAGGGAATGATTGCAAGCCTTGATCAAAACCAAAGTGAAAAATCACTTCGTAAAGCATTAGCATCTATTAATGACGTGATTAATGCTGGCAAAAACAGAGCTATTGAAAAGAATTCGAATATTCCTTTGATTGATAGCCCTACTCGAGGGAAGATTACTGGCGCAACTATTATTGATGCGGCTCGTAAAGCAAAAGTTACACCAGCAAAAATGTATGACTTCTTGACGGCACAAGAAGCCGCGCAGTTAGGGAAATAACATGGCTGCAAATTATGACGACATCATCGTTGCTGCCGCTGATAAATACGGCATTGATCCTGATTTATTCAAACGTCAAATAAAGCAAGAGAGCGGATTTAAGCCTGATGCCGTAAGCAAAAAAGGTGCTATCGGGCTTGGACAGGTCATGCCAGAAACAGCAAAATCACTCGGCTATACTCCAGAAGATATGACTGATCCTGCGAAAAACATTGATGCCTCTGCTAAGTTCATGGCAAAGATGTACAAACATGCTCAGAAGAATAATCCTTCGCTGGCCGGTTCAGATTTGGATGCTGCCGCATTGGCTGCGTATAACGCAGGCCCTGGTGGCGCATTGTCATTCATCAAAACTGGCGACATCAATAAATTACCGAATGAGACAAAAGATTATATTGCAAAAATATCTGGTAGTTCTGGTACAAAGGCAAAAGGACAAGTTGACCCTTTTCAAGTAGATGACATTATTGCTGCATACAGATCGGCTTCATCTCAGAATCAAACAAATGCAGCCTCAGCACAGCAAGAATCAGCATCACAAGAAAAGCCAACAGGTGATTTGGTAGATCAGTTAGTTCAAGAATACAGAAAAGGTATTCCACCACAGAAGCAAGCTACGCAGCCAGCGCAACAACCGCAAGATAGTAGCTTATTGGATCAAGCTAAAGGCTATTACGGCGCAGTTATTCGCGGCGCATCACCTACGGCAATAGGAGCAACGCTTGGTGCTGCTATGGGCGCTCCTACTGGTATAGGCGCGGTGCCGGGAGCATTAGCTGGTGCTGGCGCTGGCTTCCTTACTCAGGCAATTGGCGATCCAGCAACAGTTGCAGTAAACAATTTATTTGGCACAAATTTTGAAACGCCAAGTCAAGCGCTTGAACATCTGTTGGATAAAATGAATGTACCGCGCCCTCAAACTGAAGGGCAGCAATTAGTTCAAGCCTTGACTTCTGGTCTTTCAACTGGCGGCCTTGGTGCGCCTGCTGCGGCTGCGTCAATAGCCAAAACCGCGTCAAGCCCTGTAACAAAAGCGGTTGCGTCTCAATTAGCTGCAAATCCTGCATTGCAGGGTATTTCAGGCGGCGCTGCTGCTGGGTCATCTGAATTAGCAAGACAAGAAGGATTAAGTCCTGGTGCTCAATTAGCTGCCGGATTAGTCGGCGGCATTGCTGCGCCTATGGTTGCGGGTAAAGTTGCAAACGTCATGAGTGCGGCAAAGTCCACTGCTGTTGTAAATCCTACCGTGCAAGCTGCGGAACAGGCAAAAGTTCCTTTGATGACTTCGGATATTGTCCCTCCTGAAACTTTCCTAGGAAAACAAGCTCAGGCTGTTGGTGAGCGCGTCCCTGTTATTGGAACGCAAGGGCAAAGAGCAACTCAACAAGTAGCACGGCAAGATGCTGTACAGGCTTTGGCAGAACAATACGGCACACCAAGCTATGAAGCTATTACTCAAAGCTTAAAAGGTAAAGTCGGAAAAGTTAAACAAGCAGCTGGACGAGTTATAGATCAAACTGGGACAAAGCTAGATCAAGCTGGTACTGTGGCACCTGAAAAATCTTTGTCTGCTATTGATAAAGCAGTTTCAGAATTGCAAAAGCCAGGTGTATTTAATCCTGCTGCTGAATCTCAAGTCGCTCAGTTGAATAGCTTGAAACAAGTATTAAGCGGAGAGCAATCGTTTAGCACATTAAAGCAATCTCGAACTGCAGTTTCCGAAATATTGAATTCTGTTGATGCGGCCGGAAGAAGTCAGTTACCGAGTTACGCAAAAGCATTAATGACCAGAGTTAAAAATGCCATGTCTGACGATATGAAAGATTTTGCAAAAACAAATCTCTCCGGATCTGAATATGGGAAATGGCTGAAGGCTAATCAAGTCTATGGCGAAGAAGCCAATTTGTTGAAGAACTCACGTTTGAAAAATGTATTGGACAAGGGGGATTTAACGCCTGAAGTTGTTCGCAATATGATCTATTCAAATAAGCCAAGCGAAAACAAAATTTTGTATGATTCACTTGGACAAGTCGGAAGAGAACAAGTCAGAGCTGCTTTTATCAATGATGCGTTTGAAAAAGCGTCTCAGTCTGGTCAGATCAATCCCAATCGTTTTGCCGTTGAATTGGCAAAGAACGATAAGAAAATAGACATATTTTTTAAAGGCGAAGAAAAAGAAACTGTAAAGGGATTGATTGATGTTTTACAGCGAACAGCGCGTGCTCAGAAAGCTGCAGAGGCTCCGACGACAACAGGCGCAACATTGACGCCATATGCGCTTGGCGCGTCTGCATTTGCTGATTTAGGCGCTACATTAGCGGCGGCTGTTTCAGCTGGTGGTATATCAAGAATCTACGAGTCTCCTGCGGTCAGAGATTTGATTCTGAAAATGCAGGCATCAAAACCTAACTCTAAAACAGAGGCAGACCTTGCTGTTAAATTGCTACAAGCTACACGTGCAGCAGATCAACAAACAAGAACAAAGCAACAAAAACCAAAACCACAATTTTAAGGATGCTCATGGCTAATCTAGTCGACCTTAACCCATACGGCGTATATAACGACCTGCAAGGCCGTCCTCTGAATAACGGCAAAGTCTATATAGGATTGCCGAACCAAGATCCGAAGGGCTATCCTGCGCAAGTTTATTGGGATGCCGCCATGACTATCCCGGCGGCGCAACCGTTGCGAACTGTCGGTGGCTATGTTGCTCGCAATGGCACTCCTGCACGTGTGTACATTAACGGCAATTATTCGTTGCAGGTAACTACATCAACTGATGTGCAAGTTTTTTACGTCCAAGATTATTATCTTTCCGGGACAGCGCAAATAGTAACATCAGATAAAACAAATATTGTTTTTGACTCAATAGCAGCTCTCAGATCAAATTTTTACCCAGCATCAGTCATAAAAAATTGTTCAGTTACATCATACTATGGAGGTAATGCTGTCGTTTTGCAAAAACCACTTTTCCAGGGCAATTATTTTATAAAAACCAGCGATACAACTAGCCCAGACAATGGCGGGACTATCATTGTTGATGCAGCAGGAAACCGTTGGTATTTGTCATCTAATGCCTTAATTTACGGTGAAACATTCGGTTGTCGAGCTGACGGTGTGACAGATGACTCTATTGCAATGCAAGTAGCAATTGGCTGGGTCTTAAATAATAGGAAAAAACTGCATCTAACAGCAAGCAGTTATCTTTTAAATTCAGTAACTGTTTCCAGCACTATAGCATCTGCATGGCCGTCGCTAGAAATTGAAGGTGAGCTTGGGGCTACAGGGGAAGCCCTTTCTCAATCAGGTGCAAATGGTACTACTATTACAACAAATGGGAACAGTGCGTTTATAATTAATTTTGACTCGTTCTTTAATGAATCTATAAGATTTAAAAACATAGGGTTTCTTAATACGGGGGCTATAGGTTCAACTTCTGCAATTACTGTAAATAAACTAGCGACAACAGGAGGCAGTTTTCCTCGTGGGTGGGAGTTCAGAGATTTAGGCTGTTCTGGATTTTATTCGTTTTTAACAGTTCAAGGTTTTGACCCTACATTTACGAATAACTTTTTTGGCACGATTGGACTTTATAATGTTGTAACATACAACACAGGTGTAAGCATTCGCGCAATAGACTGCTACTTTGATTTGCTCTCAATGAATGATTGTCTATTTCATTTGGCTTCAGCCTATGGAATATCCTTTGAGGCAGGTGGATTGTCTTACGGCTCTGGTGCTATCATGACGTTAAGAAATACACATTTCGAGGGGTGCGGAAGTGCTGCGATTCGTGGGGGGTCTCGTTATAGCGTGCTTAATTTGCAATCTGTATCAGCAGAGGCGTGTGGAGTTACTACTGGTTACGGCTTCATACTACAGCAAGGAATAAACAACTTGATTATCAATGTTGAAGGTGGCGGCTATGGCGATTCGCAATTTGCGCTGATGCCACCAGAGTTTAGAATTGGAAATGGATGCATAATTAATTCAGCAGTTCCTGTGTTCGCGTCAGGGATAGGATGGCAAACAAACACACCTAACACCGTTACACCAATAATTTCAAATAATGCGACATACAATCAAACTGATAAATACACGTTTTGCATGACCCCTTTAAGCACAAATATTGGCAGAACTAACAACAGAACTTTTGAAAGATTTAGTGGCTACTATTCGGCTGGCGGGGTTTCTTTAAATGCTGCTAATAGCTCCAATCTTCCAGAATCCGTTAGGGCAAATTTTGTTGGCGTCCCTTCTGCATCGCAAATAGTTGGCAATATTTCTGACACATTTACCGCCCCCTCAGATGGGTACATTTACACATCATGGATGGCCGCTTACACTGCGTCAAACACAGGATTTGGCAATGGTGCAAAGGTGGTAATTAATGGTGTAAACGTCACCCCTGCGTATGGAAATATATTTAATCAATACACTGGAAATTTCTTGCTGCTGTACTCAATAGGTAATGGGCAGCAATTAGGTCAATTTGATCCGTACATGACGCCGAACCCAGCATGGCAAACCGCTCATTATCAAACATTTGAACCTTCTTTGCTACCTATGTCACAAGCAGCATGCGGCTACCCGAAAGTGCAAACTACATCGTTTAGTCAGCTAAATGGCAGCCCCGCCAATGATCTTGTCATAGTGGGAACGGGTGATGGGGTAACGCCATATACTGTTAGGGTGAAGCTTCTATTCGCATCTGGCGCGTATGGATACAGAGAGTTTTTAATAACTGGAAATGGAGTAAGTAATGCTAGAACGGTGACAACTGTGTCAAGCAATGTCGTGTCAGGGGTTGCTACTGTGGTAAATGCAGGCGCAAACGCAGATCAATATAATATCACTGTTCAAAATACATCTGGATTTGCAATGGAAGTAACAAAACAAGTTGAATATATCTCATAAAGGAGCTTCAAAGGCAATTCAATCTAATTCAATTTCATATTGCGTTAATTGATTCAAAATTTAGTATAATGAAAACTAAACTTTTATCGGGGATATTATGAAATTTCAATCTGTAGGCGGCAATGGCCCATCCAAACCTAAAAAGCCAGGTGACGGTGGTTATGAACCAATGGCAGCTCGTAAAAAGAAAAAATGAAACAATACAGCAGACTGATATGCGGTTTATTCATGCTTTTTATTGAGGCATCGTCTGCTTACGTGTTGGATTATTCCCCGCAAAATGATGTGTATTACATTGTCTGCGGGACTTTTAATTTTTTGAACATTGTCATATTAATGTTTGCAGGCAAAAACCTGTTGTCTGTTGATATGCAATTTCTGTGTTTCTTGTCATTAATTGGTCAGTTCTTTGGCTTTATATCGTATCATGTTGATATTCCAAAAGAGCCATATAATTTTGTAATATGGGCTTTAGTCTTATGTCAGATATTGCGTCTAATAATTAAACGAAAGGGCGACGCCGATGGATACAGTTTGGGCGATTCTCGGTTGTCTATATTTTTTCGCTATAATTTTGGGCGCATTACGTATAATTTTGAGGGCAAAAAATGAAGGTATCAGAAGAAATGGCAAGCCAGATCCTACAATCCGTAGGGACACAAGTGGCAGAGAGTAAAGCATCTTATGCGGTTGCAGGTGCTACAGTCCTTTTGGGGGCGTCACTTGCTGAATGGCAGTCTTGGCTTGCTGTAATTTCTCTTATGCTGGGTGTCGGGCTTTCTACAGTCCTGATTATTCGTAACGTGATCGGCGCATTAAAAGAATATCACGAACTAAAGCGAGTCAAAAATGCAGCTACTCCTGAAACGTGAAAAATCGTCTGAATTTTCTACAATCGGATCACTATTTGTTGACGGTGTTTTTGAGTGCTACACGCTTGAGGACGTTGTAAGAGACAAAAAGATTTACGGTCAAACCGCAATCCCCGCAGGGACTTACAAGGTCTCTATCAGCTTTTCAAATCGTTTTAAACGCGATCTCCCAATACTTCTTAACGTCCCAAATTACGAGGGCGTTAGAATTCATCCTGGTAATACGTCAGCAGATACAGAGGGTTGCATTCTTGTCGGTGAATCCAGATCAAAAGATTTTATCGGTAACAGCAAAAAAGCTTTTGACAAGTTATTCCTGAAGATTAAAGGAAAAGACGTTACCCTAACAATCGAGGCTTATCATGGCGCTTGATCCAATCAGCTCGGCACTAGAAATAGGTTCAAAACTCATAGATAGATTGTTCCCTGATCCTGCTCAGGCGGCTAATGCTAAACTGGAATTGATTAAACTGCAGCAATCTGGCGAACTGCAAGAAATCGCTGGACAAATTGACATAAACAAACAAGAAGCTGCAAGCTCAAGCGTATTTGTAGCCGGATGGAGACCATTTTGCGGTTGGATATGCGGACTAGCACTTGGATACACATATATTTTTTATCCGCTATTAGTCTGGGTTTGTGCGTTGTGGTTTCCCCATGTACAGCCGCCAAAGCTTGGAAATGATGGAATGTTGTATGAGCTTTTATTCGGTATGCTTGGCCTTGGCGGCTTGAGGTCGTTTGATAAGTTAAAAGGGACGGCTAGATAGCCTTCATCACATCACCTCTGGGCGACTAGCGAGACCGCAGTAGCCGTGTGTTGCTGGTTTTTCTCTATGACCAAGAGCAGGCTGTAACCACCGCCACATTGCGCACTTGTCGGCGATGCATCGCGCTGCATCTGGCACAGTAGTTTTCCTGCCGTCCTGCAGGCGGTTCATGACGGTTTGCCCCATTGCAACCGAGCCGCCATTGCATGCAGCGAGCCGCACCATCGGACACCACAGCTCGCTGGCTTGTTTTTGTGTATGGCTCATGCTAAAACCTCCCCGCCGACAAAATACCTTTAATCAAATCAAACGACATGCCTGTTGATTCATGTATATTCAGTGCTATCGTTGCGCCTATAGGTAATGTTCCGTGGCGAATCTTGCTAATCACTGGTGGCGCTACTTCGAGCAATTTAGCCAGTGCAGCATCGTTTTTCAGGTGCATTTTGTACATCACTTCATCGAGCAAGTTATTCCGTGTTTCTATGGTTTGCGGTGTTTTGTCGAAGCTGATCATGCAGTCACCTCATCAATAATTTGTTTTACTTCATCCACCGAGACGTGCAGCTTGATCGACACCCACAAGACTGCGTATTCATGCGACTCTGATCTGATCAAATGCTCATACTCTCGGCGTACCTGTTTAGCCAATTCTGGCTTGCTGATAATGGTCATATATCTGCTAGTGTTTCTGGTTCTGATGGGTGCGGAAACCGTGATGGAAGGCTGCTATCCATTTGATTGCGCAAAATTCAAACACTTTATTCAAGCCTCCTGCTCAGCGCCGTTTGCTATGAATTTCTGCCCCATACCCACCATCTTGCCAAAGTTGTGACCTGCCTCAGTCGCCTGAATTACCATTTTTGCTGCATTGATTTCAACTTGAATTGAGTCGTTCAATACTTTCATGTTGGCTGCAATCGCCATCCCACGCCCAATGTCCATTTGGCCGCTGCGAAGCTCTGTAATTGTGTCGAGAATCATTCTTCGTGCATCGCCAGTGGTTGCGATTCTATTTGCGTTGAAAGTGTTTTCCATTTCAGTTCCTTTTTATTTGAGATTTCTGACGATTTGATTAATGAAGAAATTACTTTTAATTCAGTGATGCTTTTCTTTTGCTGAAAATAATCATCCAGCGTTTCGAACAAAATGCTTTTCAAGTTTGGCTCTTGTTTCATTTGCGCCACCATTTATGACTAATGCTTTGATTACGTTCAGCAGAGGATATTTAGATGCCCCTCTTGGAAATTTTGCAGCAACAGCACTGCATTTTTTAGAATTGCAAATAACCCACCTGTTAAGGCATTTCAGCATATCGCTTGGGAAAACAAGTCCGCAGCAATCGCACTCTAAATGGCCTTTATCCGCAATTAACACGTATGTTTTTGACTCTTTATACGCGAGAGTTAATTCATCAATTTTTATTTGTTTAGCCCATTTGTTTTCAAGAATTGCCGATCTTGTTTTCCAGTATTTATCTCTAATCAGTGAAAGCCTTTCTACTTTTCCAACAAAGAGTTTGATATCTAGCCCAACTAATGTTTTATGGTGAGAATTTGTATATTTCTCTGCAAGCTGTAGCTTCAGGCGGTCACTTTTTTCTGGCGTTACTTCGCCAAACAGTTTGGAATACTTTTCAAGCACCATGAAAATCAGGTCAACATAGTTATAGACTCTTTCATCTTTGTATCGAAACACGTTTGGAGTGCCATATATAAGTTTTGAATTTCTTACTCTCAATCTTTCAGCTAAGTTCATATCCACTCCATTTCGGGTATTTATTTGCTCTTGTCTCTGGCTAGTTTTTCCGTTAATTAAACAGCGTAGGAATACTTGCCACGGTACGGATTTTGGAAAGGTATATCGTCGTCCATATCTGCAAAATTCGGGGCGCGTGGCGCGTCTGGCGCAGGCTGGCTTGCTGGTGCTTGGCGCGGTGCAGGTGCAGGCGCGCTTCCATCTTGACGACCGCCTAGCATCTGCATGCTGTCCGCCTTGATGTCAGTTGCGTATTTTTCGACGCCGTCTTTGTCTGTGTATTTGCGAGTGCGTAAGCTGCCTTCGACGTACACCTGCGAACCTTTTTTCAGATACTGGCCAGCGATTTCAGCGAGCTTGCCAAAGAAGGTGATGCGATGCCATTCGGTCTGCTCTTTCTTTTCGCCAGTCGCTTTATCTTTCCAGCTATCGGTTGTCGCAACGGTAATATTTGTGATTGCGTCGCCGCTGGGCAAATATTTTGTTTCAGGATCGCGTCCCAAATTGCCTACGATGATGCATTTATTTACTGATGCCATGATTACGCCGCTCCATGTTGTTGATTTATCTGTTTTACTTTGATTTCTATGTACTTTCTTGCCGCTTCGACTTTGGTCTTGATTTTGTTTTCAAGATCTTTGTCTCGCTCATACGGAACAATTGTTACTCTCAAATGCTCTGGTATATGGTCAACAAAGTGCAGGTCTTCTTGTTCAAATTTGATCAATTCATCTGGCGTATTGACCATGCAGTAAGCAATCTCAGAATAATCAACGTTCCACAACATCATGTACGCGCGTAGCTGCCATTCATAGTTTTTATCTAATCCATCCTCTTTTGTGGCTGGAAAAGTAGGAAGGCTCCATGATGATTTGATGTCAATGATCTTTGAGCCAGTGAAAATGTCACATTCACCAGTTACCCAATCATTTGTTCTGCGCTCTGTATTTTTCTTATAATCAGTAAAAAATACAGAGTTATAAAGTTCGATTGACTGGTCTTCTACAATCAAACCTTTTTCCATGTACTTGCCGCTTATTACTTCATGGAACCCATAGACAAATTCTTTGGCCATTTTGTCTAATGTCGTTTTTGCGCCTCTTGAAAGAGTTTCATTTTTTTCTTTTGGATCAGTCATCAAGTCGCCTAATGCTGATGCTCGTATGTGGATCATGCTGATTGCTCCTCGCTTTGTTTTAAGATTTCCTCTTGTTCTGCTGTAATCTCAAAGTTATCGCGCAATTTTTTCTCTGTGTATGCGCCAGATTTAATCTGTTCAATTGCGCGTTTCAATCGCTCATCCGTAATGAATTGCTTTTTCTTCGTCATCACTTGTGGGCGAACACGTAAGCAAGGAACGTTTTTTTCTTTGCCCATATTGGTAGTACTGGCGTATATCGTGATAAGTTTTCCAGCCCATGTTTCAATGTATGGGCTATATAATTTCTCGATTGACAGGGAATTAGTTTTATTCAGGATTAGCGGCTTTTGCCCTTTCAAATGAGCAATCGTGTGCATCTCCTTTTTCCCGCCCATCATCGTTACTTCTTCATGGGTGACATGTGTTATTTCAACCGTTAAGTCATCGCCTTCGTTTGGTAAAGCATAAACACCAATAAAGCGCGGATCGGTCAACTTTTTCCAATGTGTTCTTGTATCTGCGTTCATTTTTTAGCCTTTCGCTCGGGACTAAATAAACTTGTTAAACTTCAAAAAAATAACCAGTCTTTTGCTGCCCGATATACACGTAATGGAATTGGGCAATATGCGTGGGCGTTGTACCAAAATCGGAAGCCAGGCTTATACTTTTTGATCGTCATTTGGGTTCTCCGACAAGCCGCGCCAGTCGAGGTTTTGGTATTGACTTTTATAAGCGCGAGACATTTTTGCTGCTTCTATAGAAATAGATCTGAACCCCCAAAATTTCCCATCCCAAAATTGAAATGCAATAGCCCCTGATTCTCTTAACTTGCATTCATAAACACCCACATGCGCCGGAACAAACTTTCTTCCATCGAACCATTTAGTTAGTTTCATTTGCTCACCATCCTCACGCCAGTCATGTATTCCGCTTCAATCGAAAGCGCCCTTAATTCACGTTGCAGCTGCTTCTTTTCTGCCTGTGCTTGCTTGATTGCTTCTTGCTTGTAGGCTTCAGCATCGGCTTGTTCTTGCTGTTCATCTGAAATAGCGCAAATGGACATAATCAGCGTAAAGAAAACAGCGGCAAGAACCCATGTTGTGAATGTTTCGCGGGTCATGGTTTTGTTCCTTTCGCTTTTGCGATCACGTCGCTAACATCAAAATCAGCACAGGCATTTCCTAAAAGCCGCATGTCTTCGCTCATAGACAATGTTGCATTGTTAGCACCTTCTGGATGCCAATCAGAAATACGGCGACCATGAAGCTCTTGCATTAATCCGTCGATAAATTCTTGGGCGCGTAATAACTCTTTCAGCAAATAAGGGGCAGCGGCGATAAGTGTGGCATTAGCCATTAACTCTTCGTGTGGCCTTGACATTGACATGACAGGTAATCCATCTGTACCTATTGGCTCTACGCCTGTATCTTTGTTAAGATTCCACGGCCCCGCTGTATGTTTAACTTCGCTCATCACAATCTCCCTTTTAAGTTTGCGCAGTTGTATCAATCCGTGATCGCGCAACTTCAATTAGCAATTGATATTCGCGACCAATCTTTGAATCAAATCTGTGTTTTTTTTCAACAGCAGACAGAAACTCAACATCAGTTCCTGAAAAGCAGCCGCGAGATACGAATAAACCTTTTTTAGAGCGCGTAACTGTCAGCGTCCCGTTCTCACTGCCTACTTTAGAAAACCAGACTATTTGCGCATTGCCAGACACCCGCGCATCGCCATACACCCGCGCATCGCCAGACACCCACGCATCGCCATACACCCACGCATCGCCATACACCCGCGCATCGCCAGACACCCGCGCATCGCCATACACCTGCGCATTGCCAGACACCCACGCATTGCCATACACCCACGCATTGCCAGACACCCACGCATTGCCATACACCCACACATTGCCAGACACCCACGCATTGCCAGACACCCACGCATTGCCATACACCCACACATCGCCATACAACTCACCATTGCCAACCACCCCCCCATCGCCATCCAATTCCCCGTTGCCATACACTCCTCCGTTTCAATATACTTTTCCATCACCATACACTTTTTCATCTCCCTTTACTTACTCATTACCCTTATACCATACATTACCC